TTATCAAGGTTAACTTCTATAGGACTGTCGTTTTGATCAGCGACTATTGCTTCATGTAAAATATCTTCGATAGCACTATCCACTTCTGGATGCATAGCCATCTCACGATACTTTTTCACCATATCGAATTCGGTCTTGAAGTTACCGTCTAGGTCAAGATACTGACCATAGTAACCTCCTGCAATATAACTGGTTGCACCGTCCTCGCTTGAAGGTTGAATAGGAGACGGAGCACGTTCCTTCTCAACCTTTTTCTTAAACGAGAAACCGAATAACTCTGCCATAATATTTGGGTTTCTTTACCTTACTATTTAGTTAGCTTGCAACAACGTTATTTTTGTTGTTTCCACCTGAAGTAGTATGGTACTGATATGCAAATTCAACATCAAACTCTTCGTATGAATCGTTGTTGTCGTATGCAAGTGATATCTGTGATACTGATACAGGGAATGCTGAGATCAAGTTGTACTGTCTTAGTTCAGTTAACTTACCATCAGCAGCACCTGTGCCACCAAACTTATCAAGTTGTGTGACTTGGATGTCTACCCATGTATCTACTATATCAGCAGTTGCAGTGTTCTTATCGACACCGTTAGTTAACTCAATCCATTTCTCATAAGCACTTCTTAGTGCGAATGCGTCATCCATGTAGAATGTACCAGTCCATGTTTCATAAGTTCTGTCTCCAGGAACTTTGATAACACGACCACGGAAGGGGAGTTCAACTGTACCTACGTTAGTTGCAGGTAGTGCAGCAGACTTACACATGTAAGTTACTGCTGCTCCTTTTGAACCTGAGACTCCATCAACGATGGGTTCAGAAAGACTTGTGCCTTGAGGCCAAGTGTGAAATACCGAGAAAAGGTTAGGACGTACACCGCCTCTAATTGCCTTTTGGAATTCTAGTATACCTAGTGGGGTTGCCATTAAATTGCTCCGTTAATTATCTGCGGGGAACGACTTCCTCGAAGGATACGCCAGTGCGTGTCGCTACGAAAGTCAGTGTGATAAAGTTGATTGAACGTGCAGGCTTGATGTAGAAGTCTGCTTTAAATTCGTTCGCGTCAATGACAGCACCAGTATTATTGGTGTCATCACATACAACTAAGAAATCTGTAATACCTCTTTCGGCTTGTACGCCTCTAAGGTATGGTTCAACAACGTTCTTAAAGTTGTTTCTTGTGAATTCATCATTGAGTTCAAAGAGTACCCCCTTCGCAGCATTGCCGATAGTCTTTTCTATCACGTTGAAAAGACGACGAACGTTGATGCGATCAAATGCAGATGGTGAAGCGAGAGCTGTTTTGTCACCGAAGAGTACGATGCCCTGTCCAGGTAGACTGGTGATTGGGTTAATCCTCTTCTGATATAATGAATCTCTTTCGGATTTTGTAGGAGAGTATGCTAGTTTAACAGCGTTCCTAATTGCACCACGATTCAAACCTGCTGGTGAGAACCAAGGTAATCCGTTTGCAGTAGTAGCAGCACATAGTCCTGCAACATCTCCGTTGCATGGAATGTATCTGTACTTGTCAGCAAATCTGTCGTAGACATACTTCCAAGTATTATCAAACACACCGAATGATGTTGCTTGAAGTGTATTGTAGAAGTCAACTACGTTTGCTGTTTGAGTTGCAGAGTTAGTTACTCCAACAACGTCTCCTCTATATGGAGAGCAGAATGCAACACAATCTTTTCTGCTAGAAGCAATTTGTAGAATTGCAGCAGCAACGGCTTGTGTATTAGTCTTGTTTGCAGAATCGCCAGGTCCCTGAAGGATGTAGTCGATCTGTACTGTTTCAGGATCAGCGAACTCTTGAAGTCCAGAAATGATTTCTCCTGAAGAAGCACCTGCAGCAGCCTCTGCACCTTTTTGGAAAGTGTAGCTAGTAGGTGCACTGAATAAATCGAATGCTGTTGTACTGTCTGACCCAGCATTGTTTGTTCCACCAATGTTGCTACCTGATGTAATTGCTTGGTTAGCACTTATATCATATGCATTGGTTTCATGAGATCCCCAGTAGATGTAGTTACTTTTCTCAAGAACTACCTGTGGGTAATAGTTACCTGCACCTTGTGAGGTCTTACCATTGTTTGCTTTAGAAACATATGTATGCTTCTCAAGTAAAGTGTTTGGTTGACCAGTGATTCCGCCTGTTGCGTCATACACTGCAATGTGCATCTCATCATTAGCACCACCACGGGCAGATACATGAGGAGAAGTTCCAGGTCTAGGAGCGATTGCTGACCAAGGTAAACCAGTGAACACTGTCTGAGCATCATACCAGTCAGAGACTGTAGTGACGTTAAGGTCAGTAACACCGTTCTCAACTATGTCAGAAGTAGTCCAAGTATCAGAAGTAATAATTGAAACTGTATTCGTGCCAGCATCCCACGCATAGATGTAACCCGATTTGGTTCCAGTTGTGTTCTGTACCTGTGTACCAACTGTAGTAGTACCTAGAGCACCATCAAGTGCTAATGATACGTCAGCACCTTTGTCTATAACTACTACTCTGATTGCATTTGATTCTGAACCTACGTCCCTTGCTGCCCAATGGAATGGGTTTGCTGTTGCTGAGAAATAAGTTGCTTCATACTCTTCTTTAGTATTGATAGCAAGTGTGTATGGAGATGTGACTGCATCGTCTGATGCTGTTAGTTGTCCTGATGTAGAACATCTAACTACGTCAAGTACTCCACCGTATGATAAGAAACTAGCGGCCGTCCACCATGTTTCAGCGTTAAGATCGGTGGGTTCACCGAATGTGTCAATTAATTGAGACTCTGTAGATATGCGTACTGGTGTAAGAACTGGACCTTTTGTGAATTGTCCTGCTATTGCACCTACGTTAACCTCAACCGTCTCAATCGAACCAAGGGTCAGATCTCTTTCTTGAATCTCAACTCCTGGCGATAGAAGCGTGCTAGCCATGCGTGTTACTCCTGATGATAAATCAATTTTTGTCTAATATTATTTAGAAAAAGGCCCTTCTTCAGCGATAGTTCCACATGAAGTCACGGTCTCCATACTCATCCAACTTCCATTTATCCTGATCCTCTTCGTTCATATCAATAGTCCAGACGTTTCCCTGCTCATCTATAACAGTCTCATCCTCTAGTCCATCATCGATAAAACCGAAAGGAGCCATATCCTGTTCGATCTGATTCTTTTGTTCGTCGTATATTCTCTTACGGATATCTTGATCCGTCATCTCTTTGAAATATTCTTGCTGTACCAACCATGAAAAGATAACCAAGCACATCACTAGGTCATCATTATAACCCTCGTCTGCTTCAAAGGATTGTTTGTTCTGAATGAAGGTAGTCAACTCAGCAACGATGTTGTAATCCTTAACAATCAACTTATCATCTTCTATTAAAGTTTTCAGGTTAGAGCACCCTTGTGCTTTAACTGTCTTACTCATCTTGACACCCATCTGTGTCTTGTTACCTGAGAACCCTTGTCCTACCACCTGACCTGCACGACCACGCATTGCACACATGAGAACATTTTCATACTCAAGGTCATAGAATAAACTTCCAGCAACTGCTTCTCCTATATCATTTACTTCTATTAATACGTGTGCCTTATTATAATTGTTCGCAACGTTGTACATAACGTTGGGTAATAGCATAGGTCTAATCTCATTACTCCTATACTTCGCTACCAGTTTCCACGGAGCTTTAGAAATATTAATAACAACGAACGCACTGTAGTCCTGAGAAAGTCCACGAGATACATCAACGCACATAATGTAATCATTATTATCAACAGGGTTTTCATAAACATCTAGACCAGCATTACTAGTCATTATATCATCATAAGTCAATGCTCTCAACTTAGCTGCTGCTATTAATGTGTCAACAGATCCTAGGAACTCACAGTCAAACTCTTGAGTGAATTGTCTAAGTGAGGTGTTTGCTATAGTTGTTTCTTTCCATTTAGCATCTCTACCTGGTACCTTTGACCAGTGGACCTCAGACCATGCATATCCATTCCTACCTTTCTGTGCATCAATCCACAACTTGTAGAAATGATTCATACCATTGGGAGTGGATATGATAATTACTTTCGTTTTTGTACCAGAAGTAATAGTAGGATAAACAGAGGAAAAGAATTGCTCTGCAATATGGTTCGGAATGAAAGCGAACTCGTCGAGGAAGATGATATTGAACGACATGCCTCGGACAGCACTTGCAGACGTAGAAGCAGCCAATATCTTTGATCCATTCTCTAACTCCATTGAACCTTTATTATATGTTATGATTCCCTGCTGCATCCACATTGGCAGTTGTTCATAAGCAAGTTGTAATCTACCTAGCAAATCTCTAGCAGTAGATAACTTGTTGGCAAGAATACCAACGTTCACATTGTCATTGAATAAGACATAGTGAAGTAGGTAAGACACACATGTAGTGGACTTACCAGTCTGACGAGGTAGTTTTGCTATATTGAATCTATGTTTATGGAAACTCTCAATCAATTCTTGTTGGAAGTCCCACATTTTAAATGGAACAATACCTTCATCAAGAGATATAATCTTGATATAGTTCATAGCAAAATAAACAGGATCCTCTTTACACTTGAGGTATTCTGCTATTTGTTCTTTAGTAAAATTTATATCAGTCCCAACCTTCTTTAGATTGGGATTACCTAAGTAATAATCTGAGTTGTTAGTCGGCATGTGTCAGTAGGTATTGCTCAGCCTCTTCATATGTATCAAACAAATGGAGATGACGATGCAACTGTAATGAATGTTTCTTTTCAATATGATCGAAACCGATTACACCTTCGTAATCAATCCAATCTGGGTCAAGACGATCTTCTGAGATTGTAGTCATGGCTGAACTCCTCCTTCTTTAGTTCATATTCTAGCATAGATTTCAATACTTTGGCTCGGCCAAAGTCATTGAAAGCTTCTAGAACCTTGAGTTCAGAACGTAGATCGGTTACTCTTGACATGATTATTCTCCGAAGATACCACCAACTACAGGTGGTAAAGATTTTTTATCTGACCCTGCTTCATAGTGGCCATCATCAACTCTTGTTTTCTTTTTCTTTTTAGACTTCACTGCTTCAGCAGCTAGTATAACTGGTCCTTCAGTTGGATCAGATTCATGATATTTAATAACCCTACTGCCAGGATAAACACTATTCGCTATCCTCTGTGCTTGGGGTCTCTGAAGTTTTTGTAACTTACTTCTAAACACAGTGATATCATATTCCCTACCTCTCCATACGAGAGTGAGAACATAGTACCTTCCATACATTGTAGGGATTCTTGTTGTCATTATGCAGATACAGCGTTGCAGTCTTTATCATGACGCTGATACGCAGCAGGAGTCCTAGTAGTGTTATCAGTATTCCTTGCCTGATATGTACCAGGTGTTCTCGTAGTATTATCAGTATTACGAGCTTGATAGTCTGCGTTCCAATTCTTGAAGGTCTTGGTAGACCACCCCTCATTACCACTAAACCAGTTGACAGTTGTACTGCCTGGTTGTGGACTTACGGGGTCGCAGTTTTCGTCGTTTCTTTGGTATGCCATGTGACTATTTATCCTTAGATTTTTTAGATGCATCTTTCAGCATCTTCTGAAGATCAGCAGTACTACCAACAAACAATGAGTTGTTAGTAACTACCTTCTTAGCACTCTCTTCTTTGACAGATTTCTTGTCCTTCTGTAGTGCCATTAACTTGTCAGCTACATCTCCGACGTGCTTGATGAGTTGTCCAGCAACTTCGTATGCTCTAGGGTGATCAGAAGACATAGCCAAATCGAGAGCACCGTTGACAGCTTCTTGTCCCTTATCCACCAATAGGTAAAGGTTTCCTCTGGCATACTCATAGTCATCTTGTACCTCATCTTTTCCATCAACCATTTTCTTAGGTTGTTTAACCTCTGGTTGGGGTGTCACATCTGCAACTGTTTCCACAATCTCAAATGCTTTATCTAATTCATTACTCATAATAAGAAGTAGTCTCCGAGAATCCAAAGTCATCACCACTAGTTAGTAGTGCATCATCAGCAGCATCAACTAGATCTATTGCAGTACCAGCAGATGATGCTGCTGCAGTAGTACCATTCTGAGCTCTCCTAACAGATAGTTTGTTTGGAGAAGTCTTACTCTTGACATACATCACTTCATTGCCAACTTCAATATATGATTGAGTTGGAATGTTGGTGTAGTCTACGACCTCGATGGATAGGTTCCTTGTGGTAATAGCACCTGCAAGTTCCGTAGTACCATCTTTGTTCTTGTCGGTAAGTGCCTTTGGTTCGACCTGATAAGCAACCTGTCTTGTAGTTGCAACATTCTTCATGTCTGTATATATGTCTGCCTTTGCCTTCTTGATTGGTCCCTGAGTTCCTACAGGTCCGAAGATATAAGTCTTACATGTAAACTGCATAGTGACTAAGGTAATCTTTCTATCATCGAAAGTTCCTTCGTAATCATCACTATAAGAAATACTGTTTAGTATGATT